GCTCAACGTTGGAGAGGAAGCACTGCCTCCTCATCTGGGGTTACCAGCCCCAGACACCCGTATAACGTCTCAGACCGAGATCAGTATACAGGTGCCCACACGAGCTTTAAGCTGACGGCTCGTGGACGCCCACTGCGTTCTAAATGGTCCCATGCATATTCCGATATTTCGGGATGCATGAGGCATTTAGTGAGAGCGGGGACTCCGTCGAGTGCAGACCTGGGAAGGTCTGCAAACACCGTAAATCCTCGAACTTCGGGTCGATGAAGGTTCCGATTAGTTCTACTAACAGTAGGACGATCGGGACCAACCCGGCCAACAAGTTGCGAGTTCTCTTGGACATAAGGGTAGATCCCTCCTAATAAGGAGAGGAGCTCCTCGTCCAAGACCTCTACGGTTCCTAACCAACCTGCCCTTGCAAGCAGATTGCGAAAGGAAGACAGAGACACTATCTCTCTCGCGCAGCGGAGTGAGGACGGAAACGCCTCTCGGCAATAGACTATGGAAACGTCTATCCCGTAGAAGTATTCCTTCCCACAGCTCTCTCTGAACGGTCCAGTCCAGAAAGACTTGTGCCGATTTACCTTGAAGCCACAAGCCTCGAGTAAATCGATCACTCCTTCGGCCTTGTCTGTGGGGACGATTATATCATCTCCATAGACGCGCACCGAGCCAACCAGACGCTTAAGGTTGCGCCTAGTCGGACGGGTAGACATGCCTAGACATGCTGATAAAGCGATTGATGTAAAAATCATCGCTTCAATCGGGAATGTCATGGCAGAACCCATCGACGCAAACTTCTGTAGAGGGATTACCTCACCAGAAGGTAACTCGCAGCGGAATGAGCGAGTTGCTTGGATTCCCTCAAGGAAATGAGGGAAATCAGCAAACAACTCTTCCACTAGCCAGTTGGCGACACGGTCGCTCGCATCACTCAAGTCGAGTGTTGCAAGGGACCCGTCCAATGAGCCCTCACGGGCCAGACGTTGGTTAACAGTCTGGTCGGTGAAGCCTGCAAAGGACCCAGCGATCGGATCATTTTCGATCGCTGGCACGAGAGCTGATGCGATAGCCTGCTGTAAATATTGCATTACAGTAGGTTCCGCAGCAATCAATCGTGGCTTCGCCTGCGTCTTCGGGACGGCCACCAATCGTGTCGGTGGTTCGTCCCCCGGATTCAGGAATTGGACGTCCAGCCCTTCAAGCGCATAACGCGCGTTGGGGAGGGCGTATTCCCAGTAAGGGAATAGGTATTCCAAACGGTCATGCCATATAGGCATATTCCATTTGTCATTACCACGGCGTTTATCTGCCGTCGCTCCTGGACCGTGCTTGGGGATTAACTCTCCACAGAAGACCTTACGGTCAATCTCTGAAAGAGATCGTCCAAAACAAGCACGTAATGTTCCCCTAATGTGCGCGAGGAGCCCGCCTTGGAAAAGGCGATCACCTCGCGAATCCATAAAGGGGCATCCAACTCCTTGTCAGTGCTGATATACTGCTGCACGGCCTCGTCGATCTTTTGATCGTCACACAAGTCTTTCTCTTTCGAGAACGTCAGCGTTAGCTGACGCAAGGACTTGAGGGCCAAGCTCGCCATATTGATGTGTTCAATATCTGACACATCAAATGGTCGCAGTACCGGTTGGGTATAGAAGTGACGTATCACTTCCCCATCCGTTAGCACACCCCGCTCCGAGCAAAACAGCAGATCCAGGAATCCACCGAGAAATTCGGGGACTCCCTTGGCGCCCTTCACTGGAATGCTCACCCTACGGCGAGCAAAACCAGGAAAAGCGTCAGATGGGATCTCGCCTAACGCAAGGGCCGTAATTAGGTCCCTGTGAAAAGCGGGAAGGGTCATCGTGAAAAACGATTCCCCCTCTGCTGCAACTCGAGTCGCGACTGTTTGAAGGTCGCGACTGGTGCTGACCGAGCAGGCTCTACCGGTTTCCTCCAGTAGAGCCGACCAGATCTCACTTCGGCTTTTCATCATTCTCCTTTCGGTAGAAGAATCCGAAGTGATGTCTGCTGAGTAACCACCCGACCTTCGGGTTGGCCTCCCGTTCCAGCGACGCTGGAACCTCCTCGGATAGGAGAAAGGGAGACCAACACGAAGTTGGTGTCGGGCGCCTCTAGCTAACAGCAGGCCTAGCTCTCGAAACCGAGAAGCTTGGTCTGGTTGCCAGCTACCGCCAACCAATCGGACATTGCCTTGAGGTAATATCCGATCTCGGTCGTGGTGTAACCCTGCAAAGGGTTATCCAGAACGATGTAAGCGGACAAGGAGTACGGACGATTACTGGTTGGAACCAGTGGATCGGCCGAAATCTTCTTGTGGTCGAGGCGAGCGGTGGTGCGATGACGCCGGCCTGTCTGATGGGAAACCGTCAGAGTGAGGCCGTCAGCGGGATCTTCAAAAATCCCTCTGTGGTCAGCGCTCGATGTACGCGGTAGCGATTTAGCTACGGCATTCACCGTTACCGACTGTGGGTCAGCAAACATCCTTGAGACTCTCTGGCTAACGCCCTAATCGGGCGGAGATGCCCCTCCTCACGGTTGTGAGGAAGGGTGTTACGCTCGGGAAATTCCGAGCGCGGCCAGAATGGAGAGCCGGAAGGCATCTAAGCCATCCCATGCTACTCCAAACCCGTACGGATTTGCTCTTCTGCGCTGTTTAGTCTCGACTTTATAACGGTCGAAAATAAACAGGGGGACGTTAACAGCACCGCCATCCGCTCTAAATCCCTCCCAGGTCGAAGTGACCTCGGTGGTGATCTGGCGCATGGCATATCCCCGTCGCATGACTAACCCTCGCTGCCCGAAGTTGCTTAGATTTACAAGCACTTCGCGAGCATTCGAGAACCAGTCGAAGAGCCAGGACCAAGGGGTCAGTGCCCACAATCCATTAGTGGTAGGCGCGATGCCATATTGGCGATCGAGCTCCGCAATGGAACGGCCGAAAATATGTTGGTCAAGGAAGTATGCAAATACTCCCTCAAACCACCATTTTTCGGTAGTTACTGTGGTCACTGTCCTCTTTCCGAGCGAAACCTGTAACGACGTAGGGGACTGTCCGGTAGAAACCGGTGCAGCCCCAGTCGTAACGGCTACGCTAGTTGTCACCGTCTCAGACGGGTGAAAACTACGACGAATCGGGCGACCCGCATCCCTGAGAAATTGCTGTTGTACAGCCTCATGGTTGCGAATAGCCTTTAGGAAGCTCAAACCATCAGAGATGGTAGGGCTCCATGCAAACTGCAAATTGAGGTACTCAGAACCGACGTTGCCGTCCTTGCCCGGTAGGGCAGGAAGACCATCTCGGTAGAGTTCCCCAAGTGCAGTAAACAGTTTCGTCGTCGGATTGGTGGGTGCTACGGCAGCGATCGCAGATGTACCAAATTGGTCCATCTGCGCCGGTGACGCAGCGGGGGGACAAAGCCCGGTAAACCATCCAGCATCAGCTGTAGGATTACCACTCAACGAATGCGTAAGCATTGCTTGCGTCGTTGGGTTGGCAAAGAGATTTCCATCCCAGTCATTATGTGACTGTTGGAAGCCCTTATACCAGCACTTTGTATATTGGCCTGGAATATCGACATCAACGTCGTATTTCAGCCAACTCCCACCAATGTCCAGTTGGGGCCATTTGGCATGGTAACGCCAAACGATCCCGTGATTGACCGTTTGCATCCACTGCTTCCGATGATACGCATCAATAAGCGTATGATGATCGGAATTCAGGGACCCGTTATTCGCATAAGTGCGAGAACGGTTCGTCCACTCGAAGTTTCCCTGCTGCCGTTCCTTCAGGATGATAGGCCCCTCCGCGGATAAATCCGGGTGGTAACCCTCTCCCTCCAGAACGTAAGCATCAGGGTGTTTCTCCGAGCGATGTTGACGAAGCGACACGGTGGACCCAATCACTAGTACGGGTAGAGACCTCTCCGAGCAAGGAGATGTACCAATGAAAACGACGTGAGTCGCCTCAAGGGCACAGCCCGGAGAGGTGGCACTTGACCAAGCACCGCCGGGAGCCCTAAGGGGCTCC